GTAGTGTCTTTATCTCTGTAAGTTTGTCTCTCATTCTTTCTGCGTCTACAGGAGTCTCTGAGAAGAGAAACACATGAGCGCCCCCGCTCTTTGACCTACACACTACCAGTGGTAGTTTAAAACTTTTTATTTTATCTATTAATTTTTTGTGATCAAATCCTGCATATGAATCTATATCTACACATCCCCATATACATTGATTCTCTTCGTTAATTGGAATAATTCCTAAACTTTGTGAACCTTGTAAATGTTTTAACCAAAGTTCATCTGTAACTTGTTCTCGTACCACAAAAGATTGTCCTTTAACTTTTTCTCCATTGTTATTAGTTGGACCAACTTTGGTACATCCATGGGCTCTTTGTAAGCCTTTAAATATATCTCTAAAATTTCTTATTCTATCTTCAATCATAAAATTTTTTTAATAAGTGGGCGAGTCCACTCTCGCTTTCCCGCCCACTACCTAGGATTAGTTTAATACGGTGTTGAATCTTTGTTTTCAGATCCGTGTTTAACTTCCACCTCACCTTTGCCAACTCTTTCAGCAAAGTTTTTGGCTACTTCGTAAACACCTTTATCTGTTACTGGACCAACTTTAGACACTTCCCATCCAAACCATGTTCCTTTGTCATTAGACATCTGAACAGTCTTTAGATTATAAATGTGGCTATATGTTGGCGGCGTAAACAAACCGTTTTTACCTTGCAACTTTATTCCCATCATAATGGAATTCCATTTACGACTAATTTTTAATTGAGTCGCTTTCATAGAAATTAAAGCTGTCTGTGGATTCTTACCCAAGAGAATTACAAAATGATTTGCTGTGTTCTCTAGATAATTTCCATTAGGTAAACGATCTTTGTATGATTTATCCCTAGTAGCTGTTTCAAGAATACCACTTTCGGCATCGTGAATTGCTACGGGAGCGCCTTTACCCTCACCTCTGTCTCTCCACTCTACATATTTTCTCTCATAGTAGACTGGTAAAACATCTATCCCCTTTGCACCATCAAACACTTCGTTTGTGACACTGTTGAGAATCATTCCAGGTTTAGCACCTTGAACGTATTTCCCATCCCTCTCATTAACTTCAGGCGATAGTTGGCCTAAGACTTTCAGAAATGGTAATGCAAGATCTTCTTGCGTCATATTCTGAGAGCCAGCATTTGCGTCAGCTTCAAATAAATTCGTAGCCAATGCACCTGCATTTTCTTTTTTCGCTATTTCTTGGTTCATGTTTATTGTTTCCTTTTTATTGTTGTTTTATTTCCAACGTATACGTTGAAAAGTTCCGTTGGCATGTCTTTACCTGCCTCTATACGTTCACGGACTAACGCTTTCAGAGTCATGGGTTCTACCTTCAACTTTTGTTGTGGTTCTAACCCTTGACTCCTCGCAAGGTCTGCATAGCTGCTCGCCTTGTTATCTTCGTTACGGCCAAACGAAACGGAGATTTCGTTTTTAATGATATCCCCTAGACCGTTATTTCGAAGCCAGTTAAACGCCGCTTCTCTATTTGCTATAGTGATGTTGGCGCTATAATTCGGTTTAACATCTACCGATGATCCATCCATAAGTTTTAAATGAGATAAACCCATTTCACTCATCATAGTTGGAATAACTTCTCCCGATAAATGCTCTTGTTCTTTTTTTCTTTTCTTAAGATCCTCTTCTAGTTTCTCTATATCAAGTGATACATTATTTAATCTTTCAACTTGATCTGCCAAGGACTGAATGTTATCAGTTTTTTTCAAAACATTCTCTTGGTCTTTTTCAAAATCAATCATCAATTTCTCCTTTCTCGTATAAATTAATTTCAATAGGATAATATTTACTTTCTTGTCTATCCCATTTCAATAGATTGTATTTGCCATTAGTAATATCAGAAACGATTGAACATGCTACACCTATTATCGCAGGATCACCTGTCAATAATAAATAATCTCCTTCTTTAAAATCTTTTAAACCTTTTCTTAATTTAAAAATTAAAGGACCAGGAGAAAAAATAATTTGAGAAAGTTCTGGAAGTAAAAATTTTATTTTACCATAATCAGCGGCACCCATAATATTAATTTTAGGATTACCAGCTTTAGTGCCTGGAACTTCTTGTATAACATAAACGATATTTTCTGCTTTCATGTCTTGACATATAATGCAAGATGAACTATATGTCAATAGTAAGAAAGAAGAAAAATTATGAATTATAAATTTAAGAAAAAACCATACAAGCATCAAATGACTGCTTTAGAAAAGTCATGGAACAGAGAAACTTATGCGTACTTTATGGAAATGGGTACGGGTAAAACAAAAGTGCTAATAGATAATTTAGCTATGCTTTACGATAAAGGTAAAGTAGATGGAGCTTTAATTGTTGCACCTAAAGGTGTTATAGGAACTTGGTATAATCAAGAACTTCCATCTCACTTACCAGATCACATTGAAAATGTGACAGTATTGTGGCAACCTAACATAACTAAAAAACAACAAGAAAAATTAGATAGTCTTTTTGAACCAGAAGAATCTCTACATATATTAATAATGAATGTAGAAGCTTTAAGCACTACAAAAGGTAGAGATTTTGCAGCAAAGTTTTTAAGTTCGCATAATACTTTAATGGCTATTGATGAAAGTACTACTATTAAAAATCCGGGAGCTAAAAGAACTAAAAATATTTTAAAGCTATCTGAAGACGCTAAATATAGAAGAATAATGACAGGTTCTCCTGTTACTAAAAACCCTTTAGACTTATATAGTCAATGTGAATTTTTAAGTCCTTGGTTGTTAGACTTTACTTCTTATTATGCATTTAGAAATAGATATGCTGAAATGAAGACTATTTATGCTCATGGACGATCAGTACAAGTTGTAGATAAATTTAAAAATCTAGGGGAATTGTCAGATCAATTAAAAGGATTTTCTTACAGAGTATTAAAAGAAGATTGTTTAGATTTACCTGATAAAATTTACATGAAAAGAAATATTAAATTAAGTCCCGATCAAAACAAATTATATATGCAGATGAAAGAGACTGCTCTTGCTAATCTTAATGGTAAACAAGTTACTACTGTTAATGCGTTAACTCAGTTAATGAGATTGCATCAAATCACATGTGGACATTTTACCGCAGATGATGGCACTACTCAATTAATTGCTAATAATAGAATAGATGAATTAATGGATGTCTTAGAAGAAGTGGAAGGAAAAGCTATTATATGGGCTCACTATCAATATGATATACACGCTATTATTAAGAATATAGTTAAAGAATATGGTCCGGGGTCCGTGGTCGACTATTATGGATTGACTCCTCAAGATGAGAGACAGCCCAATATTAAGAAATTTCAGGATGACCCTAGGTGTCGGTTTATGGTTGGAACGCCTTCTACGGGCGGCTATGGCATTACTTTGACGGCAGCAAACACCGTAATTTACTATTCTAACGGATATGACTTAGAAAAAAGACTGCAGTCAGAAGACAGAGCACACAGAATTGGACAACAAAAATCTGTAACATATGTAGACTTGATTTGTAACGAGACCGTAGACGAAAAAATCGTAGAAGCTCTCCGTAAAAAAATAAACATAGCATCAGAAGTTTTAGGAGAAGAATTAAAGTCATGGATATAGTAGGATATACACGCGAGGCGCGCTAAAATTTTAAGATACGACTTTTCCGCCAGACCACTTCATCTCTGGAAGGCCGTTCTCGTAAGATTTCCCGTCGTAGGTTAATACTTGTTTTCTGTTAGCACCCTGTTCATTGTAAGACACGTGTACCCAGCCACCTGCTGGATCATCAGGGTTATAAAATTCTAAAATTAATTGATCAAAGTCTACGTTATTTTGTAGCCAGTAAGCTATTTTAATATTTGGAACACCAGCAATTTCAAAATCAACCGCCTGGCCCTTTGCATGTTGCGACGTCTTTTTGCTGCCGATCGCTTCACACAACGCCTCACTACGATAGCCGCTGGTGATTGTAATTGGTTTGTCAAAGTGTGCACGAGCTGGCTCTAATATTTCGTAGCATACGTTTTCTAAATTTTTAATATCACCAGATCCTGGTGAATTATCAATACCTTTACGCGTAGCGGTCATTGATTTTGTCATCTCTTCGAGTTTAAAATGTTTACTAAGCTGCATGATTTTTATTTTGTAAGTAAAGTAAATATAACATATCCCATGCCTGTTATCAAGGCACCAACAGACACCAATAGAATACTCTCTATTCTATGTATTTGTTTTTCAATAGAATGTATTTTATCATGAGTTTGTTTTTGCATAATCCTGCATAACTTTTCATGAGAATCAATTCTTTGTAATGCGTTATCTTTGCTCATTATGTCCTCGCCGCAATTATTTTTTCTTCTGGTGATAGTAGCGCTTGCTCACTTCGTGTCAACCCATTTATTTTTTGAGGTGACTGTGCCATTAAGTTTGGCGCAGGCATACTAGTCTCAGGTAATGGTGGTGTTTGTATTCTTTGTGAAAGTTCTGGGCCTCCGCCACCACTTCCTCCACCTGAAGGTAATCGTTCACTAAAATAATCAGTCACTCTATCAATAATACTTCTATTAACTTTTTCTTCTGGAGCTAAAGATTTTCTTTTAAATTCTCTTTCAATTGTTCTAAATAATCTTCTAGGATAAAAATAATTTCTAAAATCATCTGTTTTTTCTAAACCTTTTTCTTTTGCCATTTTTTCAGCATCTTTTATTCTTTTTTTCATACGAGTGTCATATCCACTGTAAGGAATATTTTTTCCTCTCAACAAGGAAGTAATTTTTTTAGCTGGCATTCCTCTTTTTTTAAGAATTTTATAAAGCTGTCTTCTTGAAACTCCAACAGCCATTGCATCTTGAAGTACTCTATAAAAATCTTTATTTACTCTGTAGTTTTCTTCTTGTATTGCCATAAATTCTCGGCCCAAAGCTTCCGGTCCTCTTGTTCTCCAATTTTCTAAATTAAACATAGTTTCTGTTTCAGTTACAGCTCTTGTTCCTCTATTATATTCTGATATTTTATATTGCATCGTTTGTGGTACATCCACATTGATAATTCTAATTCCAGATAATAATGCAAGAGCTTCATCTTGTAATGATACCGGTCTTCCACTTTTAGTAACATCACCAATCGCTCCTTTGTATATTTTTTCAGCGGTTCTTATTGCTCCGGGTTGAATTCCTTCCCACATGTGAGCCCAAGATTTTGCAATCTTAGTTCCGATTTCATCATTATCACTATAAACTTTTGCACCTGTTTTAGTTTCTCCACCTCTTCCTCCAGTAAAAAATCCTGCAGGAGCTACATCATTCCATTTTTCTAATGCAATTGCTTCAGAAATAAATGGTTGAATTGTTTTACCAACTGGTCCTTCACCAAAAGGATTAATCATTTGAAATAATATTTCTGTTCCTTTTTCATTACTCATTTTACCTTCTTGCAAAGTTTTCATAAACGCTTCTACAGGTTGAACTACAACATCATAAGGACTAAAGTATGAGAAGTTAATTGCTTTGCCCACACCATCTTTCCATGTATTAATTGGAATAATAGTTGCTCTTGAATTCCATGGAGCAGAAAGACTTCTTTTATAAGCTTCTATTTGTTCTGGTAAAACACCAGTTAAATTTTGAGCAATAGTTGAAGCTCCCCAACTAGCTCCACCTAGTGTAATATAAGTACCCATCATTCTTCTGTATCCAATTTGTCTTAATAAGGGATTACTAGATGCTGCTTCTTTAGATGCAACATTTAAAATGTTTGCTGTTGTTCTAATCATTTCCGCAGGGAACGATACGAAATTACCAAATGGCAGTTTTCTAATATTTTTAACAAACTCTGGCACTTTACTATAGGTTGGGTATAAATTTCTAATTTGCCATGCAGCTGCTTCATCAACAGCTTCGTTAAAAGTTTTTGCTTTACCAGTAAATGTATCGAGTTTTTGAAATTCTCTTCCTGTTATTTCTCTAGTCCATTTTGCAATATCATCTACCGTACTATACATACCTCGCATTTGAGATTTTACATACTCATGCCCATACCATTTCCATAAGTTATCACCTCCTGCATATACCTGAGTTGCTTTTCTAACAAATTTATTATTAGTTAATTTATTGAGTAAGCTATCCATACTTTTAACCTTAGCTCCAGATTTTATATCTTGTAAGACAGCTTTTAATTCAGCAGTGTATATGTTTTCATCTAATACACCGAGTCTAATTTTATTTTCTATATTTTTTATAAAGGCAGTTTCATCAATTACTTTACCCGCTCCAAAAATGTCATCTATTGTCATTTTTAATGCTTCAGTTACAGATGATCTTCCACCTATGTGACCATTAGCTAATGGAAACATACTTGCAGATGTAACGTTTCTAACTTGAGTAGCTGGAGATAAAACTGTTTTACCAAACTGAGTTGCTACTTTAAATTGAAGAATTCCTCTATAGATATCATTTTGAATCCAACTATCTAACGTACCAGGAGTTCCTTTAAGAGCTTGTAAAACTTGTCTTGAAGAATGTAGTTTAGAAATATCACTTTTTAATAAACCTAATCCTTTAATTTCACCAATGCCTCTATCACTTATATCTAATATTCCTTTACCAATTCCTTGAGCTTTAGTTTTAAAAAGCCATCCTTCCTTTTGTCCAATAGCTGCCAATTTATCAAACATTCTTTTATTAGCTGATTGAGTAATGGCATGAGATGTAGTTGTTAATACAGATGCTTTTAAATTATTTTCTTCACCCAATAATTTTTTAATTGCATCTGGTAATTCTTCTCCTGTTTTTAACAACTGATCAGATCTTAATTCTTCTTTAGCCATTCGTTGTAACATTTTTAATGGATCTTGAGCATTCTGTTTGCCATCTTGTAGTATTTTACTAACAATAGACTCAGCATAAGTTTTATTAGCTTGGGCTTGAGTTTGATTTTTATAAGAAGACTTAGCTGCTTCTTTTAAATCTTTATTTTTTTTAACTACATTATTAGTAACCCAATCTACTGCTTTATTATAAACTTCTTTAGGAGGGTTATATTCTGGGTTAGTAAATATAGAAAAAGATTTACGCATATATTCTTTTAAATTTTTTAACATGTAATCTTTTAATTCTCCTGATGGTAAAAGTTCACCAAAAGTTTTTTTAATTTTAATTAATTCTTTATTAAGGTCGTGAGCCGGGGTTCTTAATTCTTCAGGCATTGCACTTAATTTTTTTTGTCCTTTTAAATAAGATAGTACTTGATCTAAATAGTAATCCATACTAGCCGGTGATGTAGTATTAGTATTGTATAAATTCTTAGCACCTTTAGCTAAATTATAAGCTTTAAATTCAAGAGACTCTAAAAATTTATTAATAGTCTTTGATCTTCCTTTTATTTCTCTTTTAGCTTCAGACGATATTTGATAACCTAATCCTGTGTATGATCCAACTGATCTAAAAGCAGCTAAAAAATTATCTAACTTTTTTAATCTGGCTTTTAAAGGATCTTTACTTTTAGTGCTAAACAATCTCCAGTCTTCAAATTTTGGTAACTGTTTAAATTTAAAATTTCTACTTAAAATAGGATTCATTAATTTTTCTACAGTAAAAGCACCGGCCGTTCTTAATTTTTTTTGCGCTGCGGGTAGACCAGGAGTTCTAGCTAAAATGTAAGACAAAGGAGTGACAACTGCTTTATCAGCAGCTTTTAAACCCATGCCTGCAACGTAAGCACCGGGTTTAAATAAGCCATATTTTAATCCTGTAGCTAAGGGTTTACCCATTAAAGAAAAACCACCCCCAATACTTGCACCTTCCACTCCAAATCTTAACCTGTTTTTAAATCTAGTAACTGCTAAATCTCTTCCTGATTTTCCTTCTTCGCTTTCTTTTTCCATGTATAAAGTAGGCATGTTAGGAGAAGAAGCTAAAAAATCGACAGCGGCAAAAGTACCAGCCATATAACCAGCACGTTTTGCTATAGAGGTTGCTCTTTGAGTCTTAGTTAATTTACCTAGAGCTTCTTTGCTTTTGGCAATACCTCGTGCTCTTGCGCCAACTTTTAAAATAGCACTAGAAGGTATACCAAATTGAACACCTATTTTTCCTATTTCTCCAAGTAATGTTTCTGGATCTTTAATTTTATTTTCTTCGTAAGCTTTATCTAATGCATCAAGATATTTAGTATCAAACGAAGCATCGATTCCTTCAGTTAATAAACTAGATATACTATAACCTAGGTCCTGAACACCACCATACAAAGATCTTTCTATTTCTTCAAAACCCTCTATGTAATCTTTTTCTTTGGGTTTATCTTTGCCTTCTGTTAATTCTTTAATTCTTTTTAATTTTAATGGATCAAAAGGATTGGTTTCTAATAAAGGAATAGCTTTTTTTAAACCTTCCCAAGTAAACTTAACTTCTTTTCTAGTTTTTGAATTTAAATTTTTTGATATAGAATTTTGTAATTCGTCAAGTTCTATTAGATAATCTTCGTCTTTATTTTTAAAAGGTTCCACTTTAACCCTCCTGTGGTAACACTAAATCTACATTGTATAGTTGGTTAAAGTTATCTACATCCTGTTGGGTTATAATATTAGCAAAATCTACTAAAGCTGATTTACTATTAGCTAATAAAGAAACAATATCATTTGAAATTTCTTGTGGTAATCTAGATCTTAATTCATTGTAAGTTAAATCTGCTACTTGATCTGAGCCTGTTTCTTCTACTTGTTCAACCATTTCTTCCATAATAGGTTCAGGTTGACCTCCCATAGCTAAACCAACTCTTCCTCCTGAAGCTTTAGCTTCTTTGGTTAAACCATGTTTTTTCATAAAATCTAAATGTTCTTTAGAATAAATTCCAAATTCCTCTATGATTCCTTTTTCTAAAATAGCAATTCTAGGATCTCTTCCTGATATTTTTTCTATGATAGATGAATTAATAGTAATGTCAGCTGTATTACTATCTTTTTCTTTTTGTAATTCAGCAATCTGTTTTCTTTTTCTATGTTCTTCCATCTGAGGATCACCATCAATTTGTTCTATTTCTCTATCAATGTCTGTGTTTCTTTTTGATTTTGTTTGTGTATCTGAAATACGTTTTTCTAATTCTTGAATTTCTACTTCAGATGCATATGGATCTCTTCCTTTTTCCGGATCTTTACCCATTGCTTCTTTGTAAGCGTCCCATTCTTCTTCTTTCAAACCCGCGGCAGTTCTATACGCTTCAAGTGTAAGGTCTCTATCGTCTTTTCTTCCTTTTAATCTTTCAAGTTGTCTTGCTTCTTGAAATTTTTCTAACGCAGGTGCTCCTGCTCTTCCAATAGCTCCCATTAAATTTCCACCAGGTTGAGCTGCTAAGTTTAAAGCAAAATTAGTTAACATACTTGATACAGAACCAGGAGCCATAGCCTCTTTTTCAGGATCTTCTCCCATAACTTCTTTTAATATATCTTTTTGTGCTAATATTTCTTCTTTAGTCATTGCTGTAGGTCTTTGCATTATTCCAGTTGCCTTACCATCATCTACTGTTTCAGTTAATGATTCATCTATAGTAATATCTTCTCCAGAAGGAAGAATTTCTCTATTTTCCATTCTCCATTTTCTAAATATTCCTTTGTCATCTAGATGAGAGTTGGAGTTAATAAATTCTTGAGAGACACCCATTTGTTGAAGTGTTTTTCCTCCAAAACTATAACCCTGTCTTGATGCATTAATACTAGGTCCATCTAGTCCAGAAGTAATTCCTTCTGCACTTCCACCCATTCTAAACATCGGTCTTCTTAAAACTCTATTCATTAATATTTACCTGTTAGTGATCCGTAGATTCCAGCAAGTCCTGTACCCATAGTCAATGCATTCTGTAAAGGTGAAGGATTAGGTACATTACTTGATGTTGTTTGACCCGGATATCCACCCATTAGTCCAGCCACTTGACCTGCGTATCTAGATAAATTTTCTTGCGGTAAGAAAGTAGCCTGCCTTGCTGCTTCTCTTTGTGCGTCTAGTTTAGCCTGTTCTTGTGCTTGTTGTCCTGCGCCCACTGATCCTAAAGTTTGAATGTCTTGTCTTTGTAGTCCTGGGACCATACTTGCTAAACCTCTTTGTCTTTCAAAGTCTTGGCCTCTGGCTTGTTGTGCTTGTTGAAATCCTTGTTGTAATAAGTTAGCTTGAAGCAAAGCTCTTTCTCTATCGCTACCAGTTTGGTATTCTGATAAGGCTACTTCTTCTCTTCCACCACCAAAAGCTCCAGCTTGAACTGCTTGATCTCTTAATCTTTGTCTTTGTATTCCTGCATTTCTATCAAATTCTTGTAATGAAACATCTATCACCTGTTGTTGATACGGTGACATGTATTCTGAAATTGAACCTGCACCTGCTCCAGCACCTGCTCCTGTTAAAGTTTTTGCTTGATCTACAAACTGCTGATAACTTCCTACACCTGATTTAGCTAACTGTGCTGCTTGTGTTTGTAATGCATCTTGAGCTGCTATTTGGGGTGCAATTCCTGCTAAACTTTGTTGTCTAGTTTCAAATGCTTTAGCCGCTGTTTGTCTTGCAGCAAA